ACAGATATGTTTTTAGAGGGCCATAATCTTCTTTATTCATTTTATAAAATAGCAAGCGTGTTGCTACTTCTACACCAAAAACATTATATAAAACTACCAGATGATTGATAACTAAACGTTCTCTTAAATCACCTAGTTTACGATATCTGCGAAACAACCTTTTAAGATAGTTGAATCGCTTCATGTCTTCCTTAAACTCACTCATTATACAGTTGGGCTTATCATAAGCCTTCATGCAATATAAAATTATATTTTCACTTGTCAAATCATCAAAGGACATTTTATGCTACTGGTTCTTCTCCGTCTGCAAGCAACTTTTCAATTCCAGCTTCGTCTGCGACTTCAGCATAAAATTCATAATAACCTTCATCCGATAGGGAGTATAGAATATATAGCAATCCTAAATTAGAATCGCCATATGTATTAACGTCAAGCACAACTTCATCACCATCAGTGTCTAATCCAAACACGACTGGCATATCAAAGCCATACATGAATAGAATTTTTCTGATTTGTTGAAATCCTGCTTCAGCACTCAGAAATGGTGCATCAAGGTCTTTGAATAGAGCATCATTGACCTGTGACACAACAGCAGAATCCACCACTGAACTAACAGTGGTGTCTTCTACAATCTCTTCTGTTAGAAAAGATTTAAAGTCAATCATTATGCGTCAGGGAATATGTGATCGTCAGCCGCATCAGATGTACCAGCAGTACCAATTGTACCCATAGCAACCAATGTTTCTGTTTGACTGCGACCAGCACGACCACCCATGGTGATTGTGAATGCGGCATTACCGACTTGAGTAATAGCAGGTGCAGTTAAATAGTTACCACCATTGTCAACACGAACAGATTGAATGTAACCAGCAGTGTTAACTGATACCACTGCGTTAGCAGTAGTGGAACCAGTTGTACCGGTGAAAGACAAATATGTGTTAGTTGCAACAGCACCACTATTAGCTGTAATAGTTACAATAGGACCAGTGCCTCGTTTAACTAGAACCCAACCAGCATGTTGTGGATGTGTATTAGATGTTCGTGATACTCTTTGTTCAGTCGTATCAACACCAAAAATGCCCGCAGTCACTTTCATGTTAGTTTGAAAAGCGGCAATTTGTGTATTACCAAACATTGTTGAACCGTTAGCACTTGCCCCCACGCCCACACTTACGCCTGAGAATTTAGGTGCACCAGCGGCTGCATCAGATTTTGTCCATAGTGACATTTAAGTCTCCTTTTGTTATTGTTATATTTATTAAACTTTTTATCTAACGATATTTGAAGCTAATTCAGGTTCTGGCTGAAATTTATCGTCAGATTTTTTGCCCTTAGCTTTTTCTTTGGCTTTACCAACCAAATCTCTTACCATACCAGCAGTTTTACTTAAAGTTTTCTTTGCTGGTGTGTCATCTCTATCATAGCTTGATAGTGTACTTTCATTATCCTCTTTCAATCCACCGTTCTTACGTGCGGCTTTTCTAGCAAGGTCTCTCACACGGGACATTGGTGTATGAACTGCGCCAGATTTATCTTTAACGTTCTTTGCAACTTTTTTATATGGCTTATCAAACGGTGGTTGTTCAACAGATTCATTACGTGGTGATGCAACAACAGTTGTTCCAGAAACACCACTGGAAGGTCCAGTTGCATATCTATCAATCACTTGTTTATTTTTCTTAGTAGAATCTTGTGTTGCTGGCTTAACACCATCAATAGAATTATCGGAATTTGTATTGATAACGTTATCTTCATCCATTCTACCATTAGACGCTAGACGTTCTTTACGTCTTTGCGCGGCGTATTCTGCACCATTGGCTTGTTTACCAACATTTTGTTTAAATGATTTGAATTTCTTCTTGTTAGCATCAACTTTAGCACCAAGTTTAGGATCCGCTTTAAGCATCCAACCCACACCAGGACTATTCACACCTTCAGACAATTCTTCGTTAACATGTCCATACTTTTTCTTGTACCATGGTTGCATACCATGTGTTTTACGATAGTGACGTACAGTAGCAGAATCATTTGCTTGGTCACGATACTTGTTCTCAGCATCAGTATTGTGCGACTTCATAGCTTCGGCAGCCGCATGTGCATCTTTAGCAATGTGGACTAATGCTTCATCAGACTTTTTATGATACTCATGGCCTTCAAGTGGATGACGTTGTGATGGACGTCCTTCAGACAAAACATCGCCGTCAACTTCTACAGAATCGTTTGTACGAGTTGCGTTTGCATAGTAGTGACCAATTGAACCAGGCTTTGCTGGTGCTGGTGCTGGTGTGTTTGCAGCACGATGAGCACGAAAACGTTCTTTAGCACTATCCAATTCTTTCTCATGATGTGCTCTTGCTGCTGTATCACCAGATTTAAATGTTTTCATCAATTCTGTATGATGATGTGTGATAGCAGCCTGATGTGGATTAGACACATCAGATTCGTCCATCTGCATATTTTCACCAAGTCTCTTCTTAACAGCCTTCAGACCATATCTACGATTAACAACATCTTTTGCGGCAGCATTAGCGGCTTTAGAATCATTCGCAGAATTAGCGGCAGACAAGCGTTGTTTAGCAAAATCTTGACTGGTTTCAGCTTTTCTCTTATAATCTCTGAGAGTAGCATCTTTCAATTCGTCAATCTGTTCAACTTCTTCACGCTTCATGGCCATTTTCAAACCTTTGGATCTACGTTCAATCGCTCTCTTTACGATTCCACCGTATTCACCTTTAGCATGAGGTTTTAATTCTTTAACTTGCTGAGTGGCTTTCTCTTTATAGTTACCCAAACTTACTTCGTCAAGATTATCTTCTTTTACTGGCACACAGTTAGGAACTTTTTTACCGTTCTTATCTTTCATGCCAATCATTTCATATTCTTTCCAGCAAGGATCAGATTTCTCAAATAGAGTTCTGAATTTTTTCATGTTACTCACCCTTGTTGTAAGTTTTGAAACTTGCAAGAGGTTTCTTTTCATATTCATTTTCGCCCAACTCAATTGTGGACATTTTAACACCGTTTTCACCAGTCAAATCAATCAATTCAATTGTAGTATGAGTTTCTTCTTTGTACAAACGTGATGTTGCTTTTCTCAAACCTTTTTGTCTTTGTGGTGTATCAAGATTTTCTTTTTCTTTATCACCAAAAGATTTCTTAACATAACTGTTTAGTGTATCTTTTGACAATTCCTCAATCTGTTCTGCTTCTTCATTCTGTACGGCTTGAACAGCAGGCTTAGCAACTTCAGCTTGTTTTGCTTTAGCTGATGCTTTTGCCTGTGCTTTCTTCAACTCAGCAGTGAATTCAGCTTGTGATGCTTCTTCTTTAACAGGTGCATCAGGCTTCTGCTTAGAACCACCATATGCAGTACCTTGTTTAACACCAGAACCGCCGTTTGGTTTAGGAACAGATCCCATTCTTTCTTTAGCATCTTTCTTCATATCTTCCCAGCCTTCTTTACGCAAGATTTTAAAATCTTGATCGTCAACTTTGCCGTTATGATTCTTATCAATATTTTTTTGTTTACCCGTCAATCCTTCGGCCCAAACTTTTTTAACAGTTTCTGCAACTGACATTAATGATTTGTTATTTAACATTTGATTTCCTTTGTTGTTTTTATTTTTAGCAATTCCATTTTCTCAGCGCCAATGCTTTACGTGTTGGTTCACCATTTGGTTTCTTCATTGGTCCATCAACACCACTCATTCTAGCACAAAATGATTTACGGCGATTAGCTGATTTAGATCCAGGCTTCAATTCTGATGGCTTAGTTGTAACTGCCATAGATAACTTAGATCCAGGATGTTCCGCACGATATGAGGCAATACCTTTGCGATTCAAACCGCCTTCAGGATTCTTACCCTCTTTACGCTGCCACGCTGGTGAACTTTCTGAGATAAAAGACTTGAATGTTTTCATACGTAATTTTTCTTCTTGAATGTAGACAATGAAATTCCCACTTTCTTCAATTCATCTTCCTTTTGGGCTCCGATTGATGCGGTTGTCTCATCACCTTGCATTTCGGCTACAGGTGTTGCTTTACCTTTTTTGTTTATCTTCTCACCAGTATCTCTAGCTCCTTCACCACCTGCAGACATAGACATTCCTGTCTCAGTACCACAATCAATAGATTCATTTAACTTGCTTTTTTGGAAGTTTTCTTTGATCTTGGCGAGGGTGATTTTGCTTTTGGTTTTTTTGCTTGTGCTGGTGCTTCCGCAACTACAGGTGCCGGTACAATCACAGGTTCCTCCACTTTCGGTAACTGTGGCTGTTCCACTACCGTCGGTGTTGACTGTGTAACTGGTGGCTGTAGTAGCGCAGGAATTTGTTTCGGTCTGAAGAAACTTTTCAGTAATTTTAGCATGATTTTGCTCCTTTAATTTAACTATATATCCTTTAGCCGATTTGACGATTTCACCATTGTGGGTGTGTGCATCTTTTGCAGCCGAATTTCTTAACATGTAAACACGTGGCTTATCACCTTGTGCTATGTATACGCAACCATCTACAGTGATAGTTTTCATTCCAGTATAACTCTCCAACGTTTGTTGTTTTGTTTGAGCTGGTTCTGGTTTATCTTTTTTGTATGATGCTTGCATTCTTGCAGCCAATGATTTCATATCAACTGGTTTCTTAGCTGCCTTTGCTTTAACGGCAAGAACAGATTGTTGATACGAATGATCATAATCTGCGTCTTTAGATTCAAGTAATTGTTCAAATTCAATATCAATTTCTTCTTGAAACAAATCTTCAAAATCAGTGTCAAAATCTTCATTAACTGGTTTTCTTGCTGGACTACCACTTGATGCTGATAGTTTAAGTTTAGCGGCTTGTGCTTGAACTTTTTGTTGTTGGAGATGTGTTGGGTCTTGTACCAACTTACCGTGAACAGAATGATGAGTAACTTTACCATTCTTACCATAGCGACCAAAGCCAAAGTATGTTAATCCAAGTTTAGATGCTTCACTGGCTGCACCATCAGTAGCAGGTGGTCCAGCTAACTCTGTGCCTTTCTTAGGAGCACCCAAAGTATCTTTCTTACCTAACTCACCAGCAACCCATTGTTTCGCTTGTTCACTTGCGGGAGGTTTCTTAATGAATTCTTGCACACCTTTAAATAATTGTAACATCTCTTTCTTCTTGGCATCTCTCTGCTCAATAGGAATAGATTCATCACGCAAGTCCATTGAGTTATCAATTTCTTTGTAGTTGTTACCAAACAACTTAGCCATTTCAGGACGAGCATTAGATACTGCATCCCATTTTTCTTTACGAATATTCTCCGGTACTGTACGACCACCACGTTGACCACGCTCAATGTTACGTTTTGTCGAGACTTCATCTTTAGTAGAAACTGCAATCATGGATGTTTCATATCCAATAGATTCTAAGTTCTTTTTAATCTTAGCATACTTGGATGGATCATCACCAGTACCATTAATGATAAGACCATTACGTCCTAGCAACGCTAATGTCTGACGCAAATCTGTGATATCTTTTGCTTTACCACGAACTAAGTCACGTGCTTCTTTTTCTGTATCTGGCATCTTCTTGTCTAAATTGTTTTTATCCATCAAGAATTCTAATGCTTTGTCTGAGTTAATCTCAGTTAATCCATGACCAGCTAATGTGTTGTCAAGGATGTAATCTTTACCTGAACCTGGTCCACCAGATAGAAAGATTGCTTTGAAGATAGCCTTATCATGGACACCTTCAGTTAATAGATTTTCAATTTCTGTGGAGAAATCTTCTCTCAAACCACCAATGTATTTGTCTAATAGTGATTTTACTTTTTTGGGGCGATTGGCATGTGGATACAAGGCTTTAATAATCTCCGCTTTATGTGTATCGTCTGCTTTACTGTACATAGAACGCACTTGGCTGCCAGAGAATACTTCCTCTTTGCCAATGTGAAATATCTTTTTCTTTGTAACAAAAATGTAACCATGACCTGTTGTTGGATCAAATGACTTACATTTAGCAAGACTTACGAATGGTTGATAGTATGCTGGTGAACCATCTTTTTTAGTATAATTCACAGGATCACGTTCACTACGAACTAAAATGAGAATATCCTTCTTTGGATCGTAGTGAGATAAGATTTCTGATGGATTGACAGGTTGTTTTACTTGTACAAAATCGTCCTCAACGCCAGCTTGTTGCGCTAGGAACTTCTTATCTTCAAATGGTATTGGTCTATTCTTTGTATCGTTACTAGATGCAACGTACATATCTGCGGTTGGGAATGCTCTCTTTGCTTCCTCGTAGCTACTCATGTGGCCTTGGTGAAAAGGTTGAAACCCACCACCATAGACCACAATAACTTTTTTCTGACCTGATTTTTCTTCTAGGAAACTCTTAAAATCCATATACCCCGCCTCTACAGCAGTTTAATTTACATATTATTTATGTATTTAGTAGTTTCACATAGTCACTTAGGACACCAAAAGTGATGGAAGGTTTACAATCTATGACGTTTTCCCAGTGTCTTTCAGGTACAGCTAGAATATATCTTGTACCAACGGATAGCATACCAGGATATCCAACACAATATCCCCAACTGGTTAGCACGTAATCCTCATCCGTATGCCAAAATGAATGTAGTCCATTTACCAAAGAATAATGAAATGCTTCACGATTCTTACAATGAACTAGGAGATGTTGTTTTCTTGTATACAACCAAGAAATGGAGATATCATGCTGACCTTCATCATGACCAAGATATCTTCTATCTCCTTCTGTCCAAAAATCAACTTCAGCCATATAACCAGCGGCAATAGCTTTTTCAATATATGCAGGATCGTTCTCTAGTTCGGGAATACGTCCTTCTAAGTTTCCTCTATGTGAAATATACATTATTTAAGTACCTTATTCAGTCTAGTAAAATGTCTACCACCATCAAACGATGTAGTAAACCAAATTTGAATCATCTTGCGGAGCATATCTTTATCAACATACTTGGATGGAACTGCAAAATGATTAGCACAATTATGACGAATGGACATTTCAGCAGTGAACTCATCAAAGCATAAAGCAGAGATTAATCCCGCTTTATTACCAGAAATGTTAACACCCTGACCTGAACGACAGAATGACAATCCAAAATCACAATCATTGTTATTGATTAATGTAGCAGATTGGCTCACATAATCAAAGTAATCACACGGTTTATTTACATATGTACCACAATCAATATATGGAATCTGGTACTCATTTAGAATTTCACGTGCTTGTTCTTTCAACTCAAAACCAGAATGATCACATGCTAGTGCAATTGGTTTTTGTCCAAATTTTGGTAGAACTCTATCACAGAAGAACTCAAATGTGGCAGGAGTACCAAGAATATGCATCTTCTCAGTATCGCATGCAGTAACTTTTAGTCCATCACGAATCATAAAATTATAGATTGGTGCAATATAGTATTCACCTTTAATCAATAGTTGTTTATCAATCGCTTCCCATGCATATTTGAGAAACATTTCGCCAGTCTTGAAGTAATACAAACCAACGTTGGCGTGTTCACTAATGACTTCTTTTTCTACTACACGTGAAACAATACCACCTTCGCCAATGTCAGCATAACTATGATCAGGACTATTGGCTAAAAATGTTAGCAAGAAACCGTCAGCATCACCGACACAATTGGGATTAAATTGTGGCCCAAAGTAAACATCGGGAGTGTAAATGTAAAGAGGTGTATCATTGTCAATATATCCTTCTGCAAGCAAACATGTCTCAAGGGCACCTTGAGTTATATGGTCAACGGAAATGATGGTGATATCTTCACCAAACTTTTGTTTCAGAATCTTATCAATACTGAAATTGTAAATATGATCCAGTCTTACGATAAAAATTAGGTTACACTCTGAGGTATCAACCGATTCTAGTGACCAATCAATAACATGTTTGCCTTTAGCTAGAATCAGTGGCTTAGGCATCATGTAGCCAGCATCAATAAAACGCTGTGCTTTGCCTGCGATAGGCAAAAGTAAATTATATTTTTTCATTCTTCTTTCTTCCAATATACAGATGCACCATCAATAATAGACATTTTAGGATTGAAGTTATTTACTTTAGCATAATCTTCAATAGCCGCACGACAGTTTGGTAGTTGCCAATCATCAACAATAACATAACCACCAGTAGAAACTTTAGGATACATGTAGTTCAATACATCAATCGTAGACTCATACATGTCACCATCTAAACGAAGCAACGCAATCTTGTCTGTATGATTAATCAGTTCAGGCATAGTATCACGGAAGAATCCTTTAACAAAAACTACACGATCATTCAATAGATTATAACGCTCAAAGTGTGACATAACTTGTTCACGTGAAACAGCTAGAAATTCATGAAGTGTATAATGATTATCACCATCATCAGCAGAATACTTAGGATCAGGTGGTGGTAGACCTTCAAATGAATCACAAACAAAAATCTTCCTATCTGTGATTTGATTGGCTTCAAAGATAGCATTCATAAAGATACAAGCACCACCTCGCCAGACTCCAGTTTCCATGAAGTCTCCTGGAATGTTTTCTTCAAAGATTTTATCTGATAGAGTTTGAATGTTGCGAAGGCGTGTATCACCAATCATTGTATGTGCTTGACTCGGCCAATCACCACCATTGGTACGTGCTTCTTCATCAAACTCTCCATCATTCCATGGAGCCATGCTAGGATCACAGTAGATCATACCAGCCACACATTTGCGTACCATGTCTAAGTACAATTGTCTTAAATTACTCATTATATTTTCTAATCAAATCAGATGTGATGGAATGTGCCCAATGTGCAGCGACTTCTTTTGTCCACCCCTTATGTATAGCATACAAAAATGATGATGCGAAGAAATCTCCTGCACCAAGAACATTGACATTTTGCACTTTCCAATCTTCAGGCACAACAAAAGTTGTTTCCTTTTCTTTAGTTAGGATTTTACTATATTCGGGAGTGTGGAGAATTACACATCCTCTAACATTCTCACGTAAGAAATCAATGTCTTGACCATCTTCATCAGCGACAAACAAATAATCAATATATTGTAACAAATTTTTATCTTTGAGTGTAGTACCTTTACATGTATCAGCACTAACAATACCACGAAGATCAGTAATAAAATCCATACTAGGCAACTCATTGATATACATGATATGTGAAATTTTAGATTCTTTGATTCTTGGATCAAATATTTCTTTATTCAATTCAGCAATAGAACTGCGCTTACATTCTTTACGTTCAATATAAATGTTCGCTTCACCCAGTGTCAATGGAACTAAACCAACATCCAAATTAGAATCAATAGTACTTAATGCTTTCCAACAGTTGGCGATACCACCAAGTGCCATCGTTTCAGACTGACCCTCAAAGATTGTATCATTAGTCAAGTGACCATATAAAGTAATATCAAACATCAGAATTTCTCCTGTAAATCCAATTCATAAACTTTTTCAAGATGATCAATAAAGTCAAATACAGGAAGTTGTTCTGTTCTTTCAAGATGATCAAATAGTGCCATCACAAAATTCTGACCACCATATGTTAGACCAATCGCAACCTGTTTTACAATAGCAGGCGAATCTGTTGGACAGTATGCTCTGCCAACTAATCGCATCAACTTGATATCAAAAATATCATCACCAGCAAATACAATTTCTTCTGGTTTAACATTATACTCTGTACAGAGCATTGACAAATAATTAGACTTGTCGCTATGTGTACCATTCTGACGATTCACGTAGATATCAATGTTACGATTCTCAGCGATAGCAACATTAAATGGATCACCTGTTAAGAATACAACTTGAATTCCTAAAGCACGGAAGCGTTTGATAGCAGTCCAGTCTTTATCACAGAATGTTTTATGTCTGACAGTACCATCTTTATCATAGTACTTTTTACCATCAGTCAATACACCATCTACATCTAATACAATTAATTTAACCATGGCTTCTCATTTTAAATTTTTTCAAAACATCTTGTCTATCAATAAATCCAGATTCACGACCATAATGTTCTTTCAGAATCTTAGGATACTTATTGAACAAATAGTCATTCATCTCATTCATTGCTTTGGATTTATCATAGTAACTATCACGAATAGGCTGATGAATAATACCACGATGAACAACATTCGCTGGACATTGAAATAAATCATAGAATGTTTTATCAATTCCCCAAGCAATCTCTAAGTCCCAATGACCAATGAACTTCATTAAAAACTTGAACTTCTCTTGTGTGAAGAAACATGAGCCCATTTCAATAAAGTTAGTCTCACTAAAATCACATGATGGATCATGAAACAATGGTTGATAGATTAAACTTGAATCGTGTGGCATTGATAACTGCCAGTATTGAAAGGTAAATGCATTTGCAAGTTCTAATCCTGTATTGAAGTCCTGATAACCAGTAATCAAGTCATCATCAACACAACCAATATATTGATACTTATCAATAGGAAAGACTTTAGATACTTCCTGTACTAACTGCCATTTATGGCCTTTCATACGAATGATATGATCATATGAACCAGGTTCAGGTTCAAAGTCATTATACACTACAACAAGTGTTTCATACAATCGCTTGTTGTTTGTCCAACGCCAATGGTCTTCTTTTTTCCATCTTGGGTCGTGTGGCATTTCCATACCAACGGGACATATAATTAAATTATCCATATTTCGCTTTCACATCAGGATGTTTGCAGGGATGTTCTGGAACATTTGGTCTGCACAATGTATAAAAATTATTAACGTTACTTATCTGTGGATCCATACTCATCATATGAACATTATCAATTGACATACGAATCAATAGTTTATTAATCATACCATGAGTATCAGGATATTGTGTGCCTCTTGGCCATCCATATGTATCACGCATTGCAATCTTAACATCAGGACTCAAACGATGAGGCCAAGCATAGAAACAATCACACGTAAACATAGCACTTTCCCACCATCCATCACCTTCCGGAAATAGAAAGTTTATTTTATCCACATCCATTGACAACAAACTCATGTCTTGATGAAAATGAATATCAAATCTAGTGAAAATGATGAAGTCTAAATCTTCACCATCAAATGCATTATGTAATGCAGATTTGGATGTGAATGCATCTGAAGTCTCAAAGTTAGATAAAATAACTTTTTTTGGATTTACTAGTCTGAAGAAATCTTTTTCTGTATTTAAATCATCAAATGGATACGTTGAAGCATAAATTGATACATCATGTCCTACAGCTTTAATAGGCTGAATTAGAAATTGTTGAATGTTATCCCAACAATGCCTAAAGTCACGACTGAATCCAGTCTTGGGATCGGTACCTTCTGTGATACCATAGAATCCGATACCTATTTTCATACAGGATGATGTGCTACGTATCCAGATTCTTCAACTTTGAATTTTGGAAAGTGTTGAACAAATGTATCTTCACCATCTGGTCGGGCAAGTTTAATCTTAGCAGTAATCTCTTTGTAGAAATTCCATGCAAGAGGAATGAATACCAAACCTTTTGAATCTTTAAAGTTCTCCAGATGTGATGATGCATAGATTGGAATGCCAAGTCCAGGAATAAACTTATTTTGTTTCAATGGATTATCATCAATAACAAAGTCTGGTCCAATACAAGCGAAATTCATTAGTGTATTACCTTTAGCTGGTGCGCCATAACCAACAACAGTTTTGCCTTCTACTTTACATTTATTAATATAATCAGCAAAACGTGTAACGTTATGGAGACAATCTGCTTGATACTTATCATACGTCAGAGATGTGTATAGACCTTTTGCTGTCTCTAAGTCAATTAAATTCTTGATTGTTGCTTGTGCTTTTCTACCTTTAGATATAATGAAAATGTAACTCATGCCATGAACTGGAGATTTAACAACATCAATCAAATTCAATCCAGCACGTTTACACAATGCATCAATTGATTTAATATTATAGAACGACAAGTGTTCGTGGTAAATTGTATCAAACTCACCATTGAGAATCATATCACATTGTGATGTGGTTGCAAACATAACCGAATCATTGTGCATTACCTCTTTGACATTCTGGAGCAATTCCAGTTGATTGAAGTTGTGTGCAAAAGCATTTTGGCAGGTGATAACATCAAACTTGGTATGTTTGAATTCTTTACCCGTGAAGTAGCCACAGACAACTTTGTGTCTTGCGGAAGAAGTAGCAAACAAATTTTCTGCTGGGTCAACACCATATGTTTCTGCGCCTTTATCTTGAAATGAATTTAACTGACTGCCATCGTTACAACCAATATCCAATGCTGTGATTGGACGAGTACCATACTTTTCTGCGGCGAAGTCTGCGAACCAATCAAAATAATCTAATTGTGTTTTAGCAGTACCAGAGACATAGGAATAGTCCTTGAACATCAAGTCAGGATTAACCCGATGTGTTAGTTGTACGTGGTGGCAGTGGTCGCAACGATTGATTGCAAGAGGAAAATAAAGTTCCGTGTCATCTGCATTATCTTTATATGAGTTTGCCAGTGGTTGATTACCCAAGTCTAATACTGGCACTAATGATGTATTGCCGCATGCAATACATTCATGAATCAAATCACAATCATTATTTAATCCAACCATCTTGTGTTCTCCAAATACCAATCACTCACTTGTTTAATTCTATCACTAAATGCAATCTTAGGTTCCCAACCCAACGAACGCATCAAATCACCACTCAGAGCATAACGCAAGTCATGACCTGGGCGTGAGTTATGAAAGTCAATCATTTCATATACCAATTCTTTACCTTGTGCATCAGCAACCATCTTAGCAAGAGTTAAGTTATCAACTTCTTCCTTACCAACGATGTTGAACTTAGGACATTTTGCATGACCATAATCCATTGGAATCTGTGGCTTATTTGTTACTAAGAATAATAATGCATCGGCTACGTCTGCGGCGTGAATGTAGAATCTACTGCCAGCATGTGTTTTAGTTGCATCGGAGTGAATGAAAATCTTTTCACCTTTACGAACTCTATCAACACATAATGGAATAAACTTCTCAGGAGTTTGACGTTCACCAAATACATTCATTGTATGTGTAACAATGATCGGAAGTTTATAAGTGTTTTCATATGCAACACACAACTCCTCACCGGCTGCTTTAGATGCAGAGTAAGGATTAGTTGAATTGTATCTATCACGTTCTCCGTATGCGACACCAGGAGGTGCAACACCAAAGATTTCATCTGTACTGAAATACAAAAATGTTTCCATATTGTATGGAAGTTTACGTGCAAACTCTAGCAAGTGTGCAGTACCAATGGTGTTGTCTAAGATAAACTCCATCGGATGTGTAATAGACCTGTCAACATGTGATGATGCGGCCAAGTGTAATACAATATCAACATTACCATGTTTATGAATGAAATTTTGAACGAGAGGATTAATCTCAGCTTTCAAGTCATGGAATACAATATTAACACGCTTTCTTTCTTCCACATTATATTTCTCCATGATCTCATGTATACGATTGAGATTACCTGAAAAATCTAATCTATCAAGTGTTGTGATTTTCCAATCAGTTTTACTCATCAGCAAATCAACAACATGGTGTGCGATAAAGCCACATCCACCAGTAATTAAAACATGTTTACTCATTAATTATCACTCCTGTTGGTGCAATAGCACCTTCTAATCCTATAGGTTCAACTGTTGTCCACTTATGCTTATTCAACACTTTGTAATATGCGTGTTCAACGTCAATATTATGTTTAGACATTTCATCAAGTATATTATATATCTCTTTACTGAAAATGTCAAGCAAATTTGCATCCATATGCCACAATCTTAGCTCAAATATTCTATCTACTCCAGCCGATTCTTGATGTGTCTTAGGCATCCAAGAGTTAACTGTTGGTAAGAATACGAATGAATCTTTAAAGTCTTCACGATCTGGTACAAAACTATCATTGAGTTTATATCTACCAGAAATTTTGTAGAAACGTTTAAACTGAATATCAGCAGTTTTACGGTAATCATTAAATGCATTTAACAACATAATGAATCCCAAAGTTTCAGCTAAACTTCTCTGACCAGCATCAGACAAAAGTTGAATATTATCATTGATACCAGTCCAATAATATTTAACACCAAGTTGCATCAACTTAGCAACATATTCTGGATTAGGTTCAGAATATGAAGTATCAAACATAAACTTCATATTGTTTGGACAACACTTATCTATGGATTCAACTGTCTCTAATGTCTGTGCGAATCGCTCATCATTATTGAATACAGATAACTGTTTAACATTTAAAGCAGAACCAATAAAAAAAACACCATCAAGCATAACGTGCCTCTATGACTTTTCTCCATTCTGGAACTCTATCGTATTGATGAACAATTGTAAACTCTTTGAATTTTGATGTAGTAACTCTATGCTCATGCATCATAGGAGTTGGCTCAAGTAAGAATGGTCTGAACGATTCAATCTTACTTGGATCACCCGTTGTACCAAGTTGACATGCCCATCCATCTTCAGACTTCATATACTTAGAAGTATGGAGATATGGATGCTGTGATATCATAAAGTTGAATGTAGATTGGTCACAGATTGGAATAGGTCTGTTGATTGCTGATGTGAAAATGTTGATACACAAATCACGCAATGCATATGCACGTCCACCTAGAACACCAACATTATAAATTTCATTATCTTTAAACTTATCATGGATGTATGGTCCATAAGTTTCAAGCAAGTTTTGGTTGCCCCAAGATTCATCTTTGTACTTTAGACTTTCGGATGCGAATAGCATGTTCTTGTCACCAATGTTGGCTTCAATGAATGCCATTGGATCTTTCTGAAACACAACATCTTTCACATCAGTAGTGACAGCGAATCTATGTTCGTTTGTTCGGAGATATTCGTAGATGTGTAGGAAACGTTCTACGTGAACAGGAATCTTTCCGTGATTATACACAAGATTGCCTTGTGCGTCCTGTTCAAAGCCAATGATTTTGAATCCTGCGTCAGCAACACGCTTGGCGGTATCAAAATCACAGTTCATCAGAATAAGGACTTTGTCTCCTTCAAATCCTGACTTGTTGATTGAGTTAATCCAATATTTTAAAGTGTCCCAAGTATATCCGGTACTTGCTCCGATAATCACATCTTTCATAATATAGTCCTTTTAGTTTACTGACCGGGTGTATCTTTCTTATACTTCTTAACTAGAGTGTCTGTGCCTTCTTGACCTGCACCAGAAACCGGTAGAATATCTGGCTTAACATTGTTCGCTTCATGCATACTCTTATGTAGTTGCACTCCAGTAACTTGTTGCACTAAGTCCCAAATCTCTTTGTTCTTTTCCTTAGCAAGCAGATTCTCAAATTCTTTTTTCTGTTCTGGTGTTGCTTTATTTTTAAACTTAATCAACTCCATAATACCAATGTTGCCAGCATATGCGGCTTCGGCTAACTGTTGAAAACTCTTAAAACTTTCCATCATTCATCCCTAGTTAAATTTAAAATCTTTTGTATCTGCGCTTCAATCACAGGCTTACGATTGGGCCACTTGATGATTGGTTGATCCGCAGTCTTCAATAATTTAGTCAGGAATGGAATAATTAATTTCTCAACTTCTTTTAATCTATCTTGATATGCTTGCACGGTGCCATCTTTTTCTGCAAGTATAGCATTATACTCTTCTTCATCAGTAGCGGTGAATCCAAAATCATTATCACCGTACTCTTTCATGATCTCATTAATATTAAACTTGCGATCCATTACTTACTCCAATTTTTTGTCGCATTGAAGTTTGCATGGGCGAACTCAAGTCTATCAATCAATTTTACAGCATTACCCTTTAGTTTGTCAACAGCAACGAACCCCTCTGGGTTGGTAATTTTGTAACCATCATCGGTCTGTAGGAAGGTACCAGTTACTTGTTTCATACCTTGCAGTTTCTTAACAATCATGTTCTTAGAATCTACCAGAGCATTCATCAAGTCAAAAATATTTTTTAGTTCGGCTGCATTGTTACGATAGAAATGCATGTATTCATTCTTTTCAGCCTGACGTTTCAATTTGGTATCTTCTTTTTTAGCGGCGATGATTTCTTTATTTAATCTATCCTCAACCCATCTAGTTAATTCTTGAACATGTTTACCAGTATCTTTGATATGTTCACCAGAACGAACTTTTGTATTGTTAAATGTTTTGATTTGTACTAGCAACGTATCGTTAGTCGCAATACGATTCAATGATAGTGCATTTAACTTCTGAAAGATTATTCCTGCTTGAGAAAGGATTTGTGTAATTTCTCTCGTTTCTTGATCGGTGAATGATGCTGTACCAGATGCATCAATAAAGTATGCATCACGGAACCAAACATCTTTGGTAGTCTTCAAGTGGTTGATATCAATATTGAAAGATGCTTTCATATCAGAGAAAGTCTTACCCGTATATGATGTATGAAATACAATACCAAGTTGTGCCGCTAACATAGTCTTAGCTAAATTAGAACTTGATGGAACAGCATACACGATTGTATTTGGTTGAAATGTTATGTATGATTCACCATCAATGATTTTCTTTTCAATGTCACCTTTGGCAAACATCATATCGCCTTGCAACACACCATCAATACCAAGTTTAGCGAGATAACGCAATGCAACTTTCAACTTAGCATTTAATCCTTCTGATGGATGATTAGCATCAATATCATCATCAGTATAATTCAACTTAGGATTAGCATTAAAGACTCCCTTGGTACCGACAAAGAACTTACCATTGTCAGGATTAGTACCGCAGAAGACAGCGGGGGCACCGTCCCACTTAGTCGTTAGATTAACTTTACTGTCAGCATGACCAGCAAGCATATCTCTAAGTGAACGGAGAAAATTAATAGCATCACGGGCGCCGGCGACACCACGATTTAGAACTTCGTCTTCAATGTGTTCTAAGTGAAGGTTAGCACCTTCTTTTTTTGCTTCGGTTAAGAATTCTGTGAATTTCATATCTCTTTTGCTTTTGATCCGATTAGTCGTTTTGGCATTATCAAAACACGAACTCCACTATATGTTTTACCACCAGACTCATAATTTCTTCCCGATGAATATCTGGCACCAATAATAGCAGTGTAATCATTACTCATAAACTCTTTTACGTCTGGATTATAACTGGCATGTGCAGTAAAATCCATTTTGTGTTTATCACCAGACTTAGTGAATTTAATATCACCTTGACCAATCAAGTGAATATTATCAATTCCATATTTTGATGCGCCAAATAATGGTCCATAAACAGCTTTACCAATGAGTGATTTATCTTTAATTGTTCTACAAAAACGTTCTTTGCCATCGACAACAGATTTATGATATCCAGTCAATGTTTTTAGAAAATCAACCACACCTTTATCTTTTGAAATTGATCCAGATTTTTCACCATCAGCTTTTGTAGTGATGCCACTATATTGTTGAAAACCAGACGCATCTTTACCCATTTTATGTGATATAAAACAAGTATCAATAAACTTCTTTCTCTTAGAATCGTATGTGACTAATGCAATATCAGCTTTTGGTGTACCTTCAACTTTGTTTGCACCATAAACATCTTTGAACGTATGTTTACCTGCTACAACTGTAATAGGTGCACCAATTTTGGCAATATAACCATTAATTTGCATCAATACATCCAATTCACCTCGCTCAGTGGGAGTGGGTGAATTTAGAATATATGATTTGTCCAAATCTTTCATCTTATAAAGTAAGCCGTGAACTTTTGCTGAACCTGCCATGTAATCTCCATTTTATAGAGTATTTATACACGCACACCTTCAAACTTGGAGTTAAATCTACGCTCACGATTTCCGAAAGTATTCAGTGGCTTGTCTTCAGCAATCTGTCCAGAATCAACAATAGTCTGCGCTGAATCCTCTACATCATACAACTTCATCTTTGATCTGTCAACACCCACCACAAACTTTTTGTTCATACTTGGATCATTGTACCTATTCTTCAACTGTTTGACCATGATCTGATTTAATTGTTGCAACTCTTCGGTACTAATCAATGCAAACATAAAGTCGGCAGTGGCTGGCAAACCAAACGATTCTGAAGTATCTTCCAGTCCAACATCAGAATTACTGAACCCTGATCTGGTAGTTTGTGTCGCAGATACGATTGGTACATTAAATTCTACAGCAAGACCACGCAACTCTTCAGCAATAGACTTGATGTAAGTATATGAGTTGACGTTAGCACCTTGTTTCATCCTTGAAGAACAACAGATATTCAAGTAATCAATAAAAATAATCTTTGGTCTGAAATTCTTCTTCAACTGCAATTCATTCAATAAAGAACGAAAGTGCATAGAACCAGCCGCAGCGGTTGGATATTCTTTGATGATCAATTTACCACGGGTCTTGGACTGAAGTGCCTCAAATCTACGGAGATAATCTTCTTTAGCGATGATGTGTAGATCATCCAGCTTTATATTCAATAAGTTGGCATCAATACGTTCAGCAATCTTTTCTTCGGCCATCTCAAGTGTAATGTATAAAACATCATAACCAGCAGAAATACAGCCTGCGGCTACATGACACATAAAAAGAGACTTACCCACACCAGTACCAGCAAGGGCAATATTGAGTGTTTTATTTGGTAGACCACCTTTTGTGATCTTGTTAAAGAATTCCAAGTCAAATGGAATTCGCTCTTCTTTGTGTCTGTAGAAATTAAATCTTGATTCATAATCATCCAAATAGTCATGACCTACGTTATTGTCAAATGATACACCCAACGCATCAGAAAGAATCTTTGGTATCTCACCCTTTGCTTTACCAGATTTTTTATCATCTAGAATGGATACAGATTCCATGATAGCATTGTAGATAGCTTTGTCCTGACAAAACTTTTCAGTCTGTTCGGTTAGCCATTGCATCTCAGTTGGTTCATCTTTCTCAGCATGAATTGATTTGAGAATTTCAATGGCACCACGAACTTGTTCTTCTGTATGAGATTTACTTTCAGAGAAGTTAATTATCAATGCTTCGTTTGTTGGTAGTACCTTGTACTTGTCTACAAAATCTGCAATCTCTTTGTAAACAAGTTTTTCAGTATTGTCTGAGAAATATTCAGCATCAATGAATGGTAACACCTTACGTGTGTACTCTTCATTATATACTAGATTTTTCAGGATGGAAAGTTCAAGTCTGTTCATTATTAAATATTTGATTCGTCCGAATAGAAAGTTCTAGGCGATTCAAATTGTCCGTCCATTAAAATTAGTGTTGTGAGAATGTCACCCATCATTGTAACAAATTTCTCATCGTCAATCAAGTCTTTTCTTGCGTATTCACCAGACTCAACGACTTGATATCCAAATTTGAATACTGCACCAAAGCCTTCCTCAGCAACAGATGCACCAGTATAGTAATACAAAATACCAGCATAAGGACCTTTAATGATCCTTATGCCAGTTAAATCACTATCTTCAAAATCATGGAATTCATAATCAATTCCAACTTCAATACCCTTAGACTTCTTCCAGAACGATATCTTTTCCCATAATGCTGCCATAAGCAATTTCATATTTCTTCCTCACATACTCTTTAAAGGTTTCACTCTCTAGGAGTTCATCCCAGAATTCAGCAGTCATTGTATCTGCCAGACGTTTCTTATCACCAATCTCACCAGTTTCAGGATCAACTTTAGCATACCAACCATTACTTGGCTTAGTTACAAAATTACCTTCAAGGGCGACATCCATTAAACCAGAATACTTATTCATGCCACCTTCATATGCAACTGTGATTGGTATTTTAGACTTCTCTTTTACATAACGTGATTTCTCAACGTTGATGATGAAGTTATAACCAACAATCTCAGTACCTTCTTTTTCTTGTTGGCGACCCAAGATGAAAATATTATCAGCAGAGTAGTAAGAACCTGTACCACCACCAACAACATCTTTAGCATACAATTCCATAGTCTTGTAAGTATGATTAACAACAACCATTGGAATATCTTTCAATGACAAGTGTGGAGTTACCATACGGAACAAACTCTTAACTTGTTTCGCACGTGACATATCTGCAACAGACTTACCTTCAAGTGCATCTTCTACTTCTTTTTTACTCGCAAGATTACCGATAGAATCAACAAGAATAATAACATTGTCGCCACGTTCAATTCCTTCCAACTGTTTCATAATATCAAACTTCAACTGTTCAATGTCAGTCAATGGTGTGTGCAATACACGATTCATATCAATATTGAACGTTTCAAAGTAAGATTTAGGAGTACCAAATTCGCTATCATAGAATAACATAACGGCTTCTGGATATTTCTCCATGTAAGACTTAGCCATCAATAAACTGAAAGCAGTCTTAAAGTGTTTAGATGGACCAGCCCACATCGTAAGACCTGGAGTTAATCCACCATCTAGCCTGCCAGACAATGCAACGTTAATCATAGGGACTGATGTTGCGATCATGTCTTTCTCATTAAAGAACTTTGATTTGGCCAAAATCGCACTATCTTTAATAGTACTGTTCTTTTTAATTTTATCAAGTAAACTCATATTATCCTCATTAGAAAAAGTCTGCTAGAGAATTTGTTTTCTCTGTTTGCCATCCGATAGAATCAAGAATAATCTTAATTGGATCTAGGAAGGCTTTGTCAAATTGTAAATCATAATCAATGTAATTGTCAAGTCCAAATTCTGGTGGCAATCGTGAAGGATATGAAATAACATTCTCACCGAATGGATTAGGTTGTTTCACGTAAGTGAATTTCAACTTCTCACCCTCTTGAATGATCTGGTACTTATTAGTCAAATCATACTTCTTAAGGAAGTAATTATAAACCAAAGCACCACGTACATGAATCGGTGTACCCTTAGTATATATTTGACCAGCACTAGTATAAGTCATCAAACCATTGACGGAACGTGGAAAAGAAATCTCTTCCGGTGGCAAAGATTTAAAATCTTCACGGAACTCAGCGATGAAGTCTTGTACCTGTTGTTCATTACCAGTCACAGTCAACTTAATAAGTTGTTTCATCTTCACACGAATAGCAGATGGTGTAGAAGACTTTACCATTTCTAGACCCATGACTTTCATCTGTGGCTCTGCGTACTGAACACCTTCGTTATTATATACGTTTAGAATATATCGTTTCTTTGCAGTCCATATACCTTTGTTGGATAAACCTTCACGCTTCATTTGCATCTTCTGTTCGTATGCATGAACATATTGAGCCAACTCTTCATATGATTCATCAATGTATGGTTGAAGTTTTTGTTCACAAACACGATCCATAAACTCAATTACTTTTTGTTTATCAATGTTAGGAGACACAACTCCATTTGCACCATAAACTTTCTCAACTAAACCATTCATACGAAGATAAATTGAATCTGTATCGGATGCAATTACATAGTCTTCATTAGTCTTCAACAACTTATTCATGTAAAGATTAATCTTATTCTCAATCCAACGAATAGATAATTGACCAGCAAGTGTAATTGCTAACGCTTGGCGCAAATCATAGAATCGGAAGTACTGTGAACCCATCGCACCATAAGCGGAGTTTAAGGACACTTTCTTAGCCAACTGCAAGTTTTCGTAACGAGAAATTCTATTTTCAATATCACGTTTCTTTCTAGCATCTTTCTCCAACTCATACTCTTGTTTGGCTTGAAGCATCAACTTCTTAAACTTCTTGCGGTCATTATACATTTCTTCCAACATTGTAGGCAAGAACCCACGAATGTTTGTTCGGAAGAACTGTCCGTTCGGAGTAATAGTGACACCATCCAGAACTGAAGTATCAATTTCTTGATTCAATAATTTCTCAACATTAACACCATCCGATATGATCTGGCGCATTTCTGGTGTATAATCACGTGGCTCAATCAATGTCTCAGGTGAAATATTATATTGCATCATCAAGTGTGGATACAAACTGTTCAAGTCAAACGATGCAACCCAATCATGCATACCAATCTGTGGATCTTTAACATACGCACCTTCAAATGCACCATCTTTAATACTTGTCTCACGTGGTGGTACAACAATATTTCTCTCTAAGAGATAATTGTAAATGATGGCATCCCACATACGTGTTTGTGTAAATACATCTTCAAAGTTGGACTTGGTATCATATGCAAGAGTTAGTGACAACTCAATCAACTTCAATTTACTTTCCAGCTCAACAATCAATTCAACGTCAACGATGTTGTATTCAATAAACTTTTGGTAGTTCATTTTATATAATTGATGTAAGTTATCAAACTCATCATACGAGAGTTTCTGTTTACCCAATTCAACGTTGGCGATATTGTCTAGGCGATATGATTCTTGTGACTTACCACCTGGCGCAAACCATTTATACAATTCAATGTAATCAAGTGATGCTACACCATAGATTTCATATGCAATTAGTTCACGACCTTTAATGTTCGTCTTACGTTCTTGCACCATATTCCATGGCGACAACTTCTTCATTTCATCTTCACCGAGAATCTTGAGGAAACGATTTACCAAATATGGAATATCAAAGAACTTGGTGTTCCAACCAGTGATGATATCTGGACAATCAAAATGCCAGTCTTCTAGGAATAGTTTACATAGGTGATACTCATCTCGGCATTTGATATATGAAACGTTTTCATTGTAGTTGTTGAATTCACCACAACCATAAACTTTCATTGTACCATTCAGTCTCTTGATAGCAATTGCTGTAATAGGCGCATCAGCTTTATATGGATCAGGAAAACCATTCTCAGATCCAACTTCAATATCAATTACATCAATAGCAAGTAGCGATTGATTCCAGTCAATCATACCCTTGTGTTCATCGGCGATGAAAGCATACTCATAACGATTGTTGCCGTAGATTTTAAAGTTTTCAACTTCCTCATATCGCTTAACGAAATCTCGGCACTCACGTATGGAGCCAAGTTTAATCTCTTCAAGATATTCACCTTGAAGATTCTTCCAACTGGTAGGTTTCTGGGCAGGCAAAAACATTGTAGGCGTGTAGGCAACCCTCAACTTGACCCTACGACCGTTCTCAACTCCTCTATAAAGAATATTATTACCTACACACAAAACATTTGTGTAAAAGTTACTCATTAGATTGGCATAGACGAGATGATTTCAATTCCTGATCCAAACATTTTACTGTATTGATTTTCAAGTTCACGGACTGGTGTTGTGATGGTTAATATATCATCATTACCAATAAGAATACCAGTTTCAAATTCTGTTGAGAATTCCAAGAATGGAGCAAAGCCCATCATAGGCTGACCATTCTGTCCTGGTTGTACAATTACCTGTACTGGCTTTTTAATTCTGAGAGTGGAGCTATTCTCATCAATATCGCCCATCAATGTCTGAGCAGTTTTAAGTGTGATACACTTAATCATACTGCAACCCTTTCCTCAGCGAAAAAGGTTTTCAATGTTACCCATTTCTTTGGGAACAACATTTCACGGGAATCAAAGTCCCCGATATCCAAAGTTGGGTCATTCACTAGACCAACCAACTCTACCATGTTATCGTACTCTCGCAAAAAGAGATCGTACTTATAGGCTTTTAAGCCCGAATCTTGCGCCATGTGTTGCGCTAGTTTGGATGTATTAATCATATCAATCCTCATTTGTTAATAGCAATATTGCTCCATTGTTTAAGTTTCTCAAATTTTTCCATCTTTGCTTTCATCAAACCATTGTTAGTAACTCCAATGTCTTTATCAACGAGCAATTCAATCATTGCTAACAAATCGCCCAACTCTTCTTGTAATGCTTGCACATTAGTATAGGCATCTCTTCCTGGTTTTACTTGGTCAGGTCCAAACCGAAAACACTTGCTGATTGCTTGTGTAACTTCGGCACATTCTTCTTGCAGAATTAATAGTATTTCTCGGGTATCTTCGTTCATAGTGTATTGTATCATAGTTTAACGAAAGGTGCAAGCACTGGAGCACTCCATCCTTCAGGTTTCATAACTTTACCATATTCATTCTTGATAACTTTACCAGTCTCATAATCAATCTTGCATAGATTGCTACGTGCAACTTCGGCCCATGCGCCGTCAACATCAAAGCCTTTCGTGTAACAGTAGCCTAGAATAACCCAAATCATGTCCATACATGCATCTAGTTGTTCTACGTCATCACGCATAACTACAGCTTCACAAAATTCATCATATTCTTCGGCAATTAGGCCGCGATACAAATGAACATTTTCTTGACACTGTTTTTGGTCACATGCGTCAATAAAAGTATTAACGTCTTTATTCATATCAATCATAATTATCTTTGTTGGTTGCGGACCCTAGACTTGAACTAGGAACTGAGGATTATGAGCCCACTGTGATACCATTTCACTAATCCGCTATAGTTATATATTAATTCTTCACTTCGGTGACGAAAATCTTACCATCTTTTTCTTCAAAATTCAAAGTGGTACCCTCTTTCCATCCCATCTCTTCAAGGAGTTCGGGCGACAATTCAATGATTGCATCACCATTCTCACAAATTTCCAGCACTTGGGCTGTGTATATTTTATATTCGTTCAACTTTCACTCCTGCTTTAATTAAGAATTCCACACCGGTTTGATCACGATAAGAATTGCGATAATACACATTAGAAATGCCGGACTGGTAAACAAGTTTGGCACAATCAAGGCAAGGAGCGTGAGTGACATATAGACTAGCACCCAAGCCAGATTGAGTAGACCGAGCAAGTTTCGCAATAGAATTTGTTTCAGCATGCAATACCTCAGGCTTCGTTACAAGTTTATATTTCGTCCATTGATTTGCTTCTTTTGGAAGAAGTTGTTCAGACCAATCACCATCATCACAATAAATTTTATCTTCACACACATTATCCCAGCCACTTGGCATGCCATTGTAACCGATACCGATGATTGTATTATCCTTTACAACAACACAACCAACTTTCAATCTAACAGCAGAAGATAAATCTGCATAGACTTCGGCTGCCTTCATGTGTGCTAAATCAAACTTCGACATACTTCAACTTGAAATTATATGCCTGTTCTTCATAGTCAATATAACCACGAGGATTACAAACAATACGAGTAGAGCCAATCATATAATCGAATTCATGATGTGTGTGACCATGAGTCCACAATTTGATATAAGGACGATCAAGAATGAATTCAGTCAAGTCAGAACTATAACCACCATTCATCAATGTGTCATTCTCATATTGAGGCTTCGTGGACATTTTACTAGGTGAGTGATGACCACAAACAACATACTTCTTAGAATTGTCTTCAATTTGTGCAGTAACCACTTTAATGTATTCCAACATTTTTCTGTGATCTTCTACAGCATCCTCGGGTGTGAATTTTGCAGTCCGAGTATGTTGTTCATACCTCGCAACTTTCTCATAATCATACGAACCATCTTCTTTGACGGCGAGCTTGGCGTAGATAGGAGTTTTGTAGTGTACAGGTGAAGAATTACTATTATGGACAATACGGAAATCATTCATCTTAGATTTAATATGATACAATGTCAATGCATCTTCTTTGTTCATGTCGGTCCACAAAGTTCCACCGATGAATGTTACATCATCAATCACTTTGAGTTCTTTATCCAAGATATACAAATTATTCAAATATGCAAGATTGTCTCTCACTTGTTTGAATGATTTTGCAAAGTCGCCATGATAGTGTTCATGGTTACCAAACACATAGATTACATGTGGAAAACGTGCAGAACATTCTTGGAAGAATCTATGAAACTGTGCAGACTTATCGTGACCCATAACTTCATATGGGTCACGTTGACGCAAATCATTGGCGACACAGATATCACCAGACAGTACTAGAACATCTGCATTTTCATCATTAGTTAGGTCAAGATATCCAAACTCTAGGTGGACATCCGATGCGATTGCAATTCTCATTTCAAATATTTTCCCAATTCATTTCGTGCTTGAGTCAAAGATGGAAACTTTTTCCCATTCACGTATATAGATTTTGATCCATAGACCATCACTGGTCCAATGTTAGTGTTGAAAGTATAACGGGTTTTGCCGTTCTTGTCAACTTCTTTTGTCTTGCAGTGGAAGTTTTCCACAAAACCACAAAACATCAAGGTCTCACGGACCTCATCAGATATCACCTTACGTAAGAATGCCTCGTTCATAATCTGCCTTTCTGAGTAAATTATACATCAAAAAGGCAGACTTGTCAAGCATTATTCTTGTAAGAGTTCTTTCTTACTTGGTAATACTTTTTTCTTACCACCAGAAGCGATTGGAATGCGTTTTGGCAAGTTTTCCTCTGGGATGATGTTCTCCAGTTCAATGGACAAAATTCCGTCCTGGAGAGTCGCTCCAGAGACTTTGACCGTAGAAGCCAGGTGAACCGTTTTCTTGAAAGAACGGGTACCGATTCCATGATGTAAGTAAGAACGATTCTCATCTTTATCAAGTTTCTTACCAGAAATTTCTAATTGATTCTTTATAACATCAATTGAGATTTCATCATCACTAAAGCCTGCGACAGCCAACTCCACTAGGTAGGTGTTGTCATCAATCTTCACGATGTTGTGTGGTGGAAACGTTGATACTGGAACTTTATCCAACGTCAAGGAATCAAACGTATCAAAGAAACGATCAAAGCCAATAGTTGAAGGAAGTAGTTGCCCGAAGTGGGCACGTGGTATAATAGTCATAAATTCTCCTAATTAAAGCAAGTTAAAAATTTGCTACCCTAAAAGGCATAGCATTGCTGGTTACTTTATCCAGCGGCAATTGACGAATGCCAGTGAAATCTCTCGGACGCCTGTGCCGTAGCGACAACGGACCTAAGGTAGGTTCTTAAAATTCGTGACAGTTGTTTACATGGTTACTGCCGCCATGTTCCCATCCCGAGGGAGATACACTTATTTATCTGAAACTGAGACAAAGGCGTCCCGATTTACAAAATATTTTCTTTGTGGATTCTGCTCGGTGAACACCTGAATGAATGTCATCGGACCATCAATTCTTTTCTCAAACAAATTGCTGGTCTTTACCACTTCACCTGTATAGATGTTCTTCATCTTTGTAATCTTTTCTTTCACATGTTTCATAATCTAATCTCATTCGTGTGGCTTCTTACCAATATTATATTTGCTGACTAACTGCCAGTCATCTTTTTCT